AGGGCTAGTTCGCCCCTTTTTTTATTTGAGGTTTTAATGAAAAAGCTACTAAATGCAGATCCGATAACTGGCAAGCGCACAATCTTTGAAAGTGGTGCTGATGGTCACAGGGTTACAACAACTGTGAACGTTGATCCGGTGAAGGATTTAGCGAAAGAGAGTGCCAATAACTATCGCTATGGTGATATGATTGGGAATACTCAAAAGCATAAGCACAAAGTCGGTGAAATCCCTGCCATACTTTATCATCATTTGGTGGAAAAGTTTGGGCAACCAAAGGACAACCCAAAAGCTTGGATGCAGTGGCTTGAAGAAAACAAAGGCTTTAAGGCAACAGGCGGTAGGCTAATCTAATGGCAATTACAACATTTGCAGAGTTAAAGACAGCGATTGCTAACTTTTTAGCACGTTCCGATTTAACTGATCGTATTCCTGAATTTATTGCTCTTGCTGAAGCTCGAATGAGTAGAGAGCTAGAGACACGTTCTCAGGAAAAAAGATCAACTGCTAATACTATTTCTGGTGATGAGTTTATTTCACTGCCAACCGATTTGAGGAAAATACGTTTAGTTAAGCTTAATACTAATCCAATTTCTGTTTTAGATTATGCTTCACCGACAGACTTTTATACAACTTATCCCAGTTCTGGGGGTGGTAGACCTAAGTATTATACAGTTTTAGGCGCGGAGATTGTTTTGCGTCCTATTCCTGATAGCGTTTACACAGTTGAGCTAATTTACGGTGAGGAAATCGCCGGATTATCTGATGCAAATACAACTAATACAATTTTAACAAGACACCCAGATGCCTATTTGTACGGCTCACTTTCGGCCTCATATATCTATCTAATGGAAGAGGCTAGGGCAGCGCAATATGACTCTTTATTTTCTCGCGCAATTCAAGAAATCAATGACAGTAATGATAGAGCGTTTTATTCAGGCACACTATCAATGAAATCCAATTATTCAGGTTAAGTTAGGAGAGCTATAATGGCAAGTTTAGCAGATTACGTTTTAGACGCTGCACTGAGTAAGTTAGATACAGAAGCTGACCGCATAGATATAACCTCGCAAGAGGCAACCACTTATGCAGAGGCTACCACTACATACACTTTAGGAAACTCTACGTCTGTAAGTTTTGGTGCGCCAGAAAATGGAGATACGTCAGGCAGAAAAACAAGGTGCGCGGCTATTTCGGATGGTTCGGTCACAGGCACTGGCACTGCAACTCATTACTCAATCGTAGACGTATCTGAAACTCGTTTACTAGCTACTGGCTCACTTACAACCTCTCAAGCTGTTGTGTCTGGTAATACATTTACCGTTGCTGCTTTTGATGTTGAAATTCCTGATCCTGCATAGGTGTAAAACATGGTCACATTAGCCAACAGAGTCAAAGTTGCCACAAGCACTACTGGCACAACCTCACCAATAACGCTTGGATCTGCCGAAACTGGTTATCAAACTTTTGCTGATGGCGGAATTTCTGACGGTGACACAGTTCGTTACACGATAGAAGATGGTAATGCTTGGGAAATTGGCACTGGCACATATACCGCTAGTGGTACTACGTTATCTAGAACGCTGACTGAAAGCTCCACTGGCTCACTGCTAAACTTATCTGGCAGCGCGGTTGTGTTTTTATCTGCTGTAAATGAAGATGTTATGCTTTGGCGAAGTGCGTGGCCCGAAGATGGTTCTTCTGGTAATGATAATTATGCTATTGGCAAAGACTCACTTCCCCCTACTGCTACAGGCAGTTGGAACATAGCTGTGGGTTCAAACGCTCAGAGCAGTCTTACAACAGGGACTTCAAATATAGCGGTGGGCTATAATGCCTTAGAGGACGTAACAACAGGAAATAATAACACTGCTGTTGGTCATAGCAGTGCATCAAACACAACCGCTTATAGTAATACAGCGTTTGGTTCTTCCTCTTTAGCTATGAATACAACTGGATATTATAATACTGCTGTTGGTGCTCTTGCAATGAACTCTGCAAGTACTTCTTCCAACAATACTTTGGTGGGTAGCCTAGCTGCATATTTTAGAAACTTTGATGGTATAGGCCAAACAGCGGTGGGATATTATACACTATCGTCTATCTCTAGTGGTGATTACAATACATCAGTGGGTCACAGTTCGGGAGGGGTTGTAAGCACTGGTGACTATAACACAATGTTAGGATATGACTCGCACCCCCACACAGGTAGTTATAGTAACACTGTTACACTAGGCTACGGAACCAGAGCAGGGGGTAATGATACTATTAATATAGGACGTAGTGCTGCTGGAGCACAAAGCGCAACTAATGCCGATTATGGAATAAATATTGGTTACGCCGCAGGGTATGGTCAAAGCGGCGGTGATTACTGTGTAAACATAGGTTATCAAACTACATATAATTACTATTCAAGTGCTGCTCATATGGTAAATATTGGCTATCAAGCAGGTTATCAAAACAATACTGCAGGCGGTAGGGTTAATATAGGGCGGCAGTCAGGTTACAAAGGTCAATCCGCAGACGGATCGGTTAATATAGGGTATCGTGCAGGGTACGGCGATTATACGGCTGATTACTGCACGAACATAGGTTATAATGCAGGTGGGACATCAAGTAGATCGGGTAATTATTGCGTAAGTATAGGAAGAGATGCCGCACCAAGCAGCACTTCATCAAGTGGTCAATTTACTTTAGGAGACAGCAATATAACTAATTTGCGCTGTAATGACACCTCTATTTCAACTTTATCAGACCAAAGAGATAAAACAAACATTCAAGATAGTGTATATGGCCTCACATTTATAAATGACGTAAGGCCAGTAACCTTTGATTGGAACCGCCGCGATGGAACGATGCAGGGCCGCAAAGAGGTTGGTTTTATTGCTCAAGAACTTGCTGACGTAGAAATTGACCACTCGTCCCATTCTCATACGCGATTAGTTAGTTACGAAAACCCAGAAAAACTAGAGGCAAGACCACATGCGCTTTTGCCTGTTTTAGTAAAAGCCGTACAAGAATTATCGGCTAAAAACGATGCGTTAGAAGCGCGAATAGCTGCATTAGAAGGAAACTAAAAATGGCTGTAAATGAACTAGACCGTGATTATTTGCACTTATTACATTTATGCGACCAAATTGAAAACATTATTGGTGGATTGAAGCAAACAGGCGCTACTGACGATGAAAAAAAGTCAAGCGTTGGCAACATTATTATGTATTTAGAGACAGAAATCCTAGACGATAAATATACAACCGCAGGGAAAGATATGACCAGAATTAACTCTGTTATTGCGACAGGCCGTACTTACTGGAAGTCATAATAAATGTTAGGTTTTACACCACTCGCTAGTGCGCCACTAGCTGACAGTGGTGCAGATGAAAGTGTAGTTTCCGCACTTACCGCTAATGATATTACGACTGCCACGACTGCTGTTGACGCGGTATCTGTATTAGTAGTCAGTAATTTTGTTCCTCAAGATATTACAACAACGCCAGTCGTTGATAGTGCTCCAGTATTTGAGGGCGAGACAATCCCTGCCCAAGAGATTGTTTGTGGAGCACCAATTGTAGATAATTTAGATGTATCTGTTACATCTAACTTTGCCGCGAATGATATCACATCAGGCTCACCAGTTATTGACCAAGCTGATGTGACAGTAGTTTATCCTTTCACGGCAAACGATATTACAGTTTCAGCGCCAGTAGTTGATAGCACAACTTTAGCCGTTACAAGCGTATTAACCGCAACTTCACTTGGCCCAGAGATTACAACTTTTACCGTTACTGTTGCTAACAATGGCGGCAATAAGTTTTACATAGATGGAGTTAGCAATCCGACTCTTGCGTTAGTCAGGGGTCAAAAATATATTTTTGACGTTAGTGACGCAACAAATGATGGACACCCATTAGTTTTTACTTTGAGCGACGGCACATCTTACACTGATGGGGTTACTAGCAGTGGTACGGCAGGTCAATCAAACGCAACGGTAACATTTCTAGTACCAGATAACGCCCCAAGTTCGTTAAAATACGTGTGTAGCGTACATGGCGCAGGTATGGGGAATACAATAAGTGTTTCCACTAGCGCCGTTTTGCTAAGACCAGTGGTTGATAATGCGACAGTATCGGTAATATCAAACTTTGTGCCGTTGGATGTAACAGCTACGCCAGTTGTTGACACCTTGCCGTTCACTCAGGGCCACAATTTTACGCCTGTGGACATTATAACAGGAGCGCCAACTCTCCCTGCAAGATTCATTTGGGATGATCAGGAGTTGGCGGCGGGGAATTGGTCCGATAAGACTCTTGGGGGCATTTCTTGGTCAGATGAGTCTTTAGCGTCCGGCTCATGGGGTGACATATCAAATGATACGCCAAGTTGGTCTGATATTTCAGATGCTTCTGGAACTTGGTCTGATGCGGCATAGGAGAATAAAAGTATGATACCTTTTGGTGAATGGTTGCCAGATCAGTCAGATTTTAAAAATTCAGGCGTAACAGTTGCAAAAAATGTTATTCCGGCGGCAAGAGGTTATAGGCCGTTTTTTGGATTGTCTGAAGTAAGTTCGGCGGCTGATAATCGTATTCGCGGAATCTACGCCACAAAGGATAATAGCAATACGGTATCTATTTTTGTTGGTGATCAAGGTAAACTTTACAAAATGAATAACGGCACATTTGCGTTGGCTGATGTGAGTAATGGTAGCTACAGTTTGTCTGGTGATGAGCAATGGAGATTTGTACGTTTTGGTAACGATGTTATTGCTTGTGGAAGTGATAGCGATATTTTGCAAAAGT